TTGCCAGTGGTAATACTAATCCTTCAGATACTCAAGGGGGTAGTAGAGCAACACCACCTGCTACAAGAACACAATCAGATGCTGCTAACTATGTAAGTGAGAATTAGTAGTGGCTGACGAAGCATACACAATAACCGCTCAAGACATCCTTAGCAACCCCAATTTACAGAAAGACGGAGCGTTGCCTGGGGATACTTTGTCTGAAAATGGTACTAAACTTAATCGTGTGTTTTCACAAGAAGGAGACCGGCGAGAAAAAGGCTATGTCATAACTCAAGAAGACATTGATACCTATCCTGCACTTAGAAGAGACGGAGCAGAAGTAGGAGACGAGTTAATAAACGATGGTACTAAACTTAAAAAAGTAAAACATGATGAGATTTATCAACAAATAAAGTACGGATGGGATTCTACTTTAACTCCCGAAGCAAGCCTTGGAGATATTATTGAGTCTTATTTTCCACTAGGAAGATTTGATTTTGATTTTTCTAAGTCTTCTATGTTTATTCCTTTTTCAGGATTTTCTTACATATCTCCTGAACAAGCATATGGAGAAGGGTTTAATGAAGCCTCTTCAGAAGAACGCAGAGAAATGATTTTAAGGGCGCGAGAAAGAGAATTGATGCAAGACTACAGCCCAGAAATGATGAAGCAAGATACAGGAGCAATAACAACAGGAAAAGTACTAGGCGCTGTTGCATCTCCTACTATAGCACTTCCAGCGGGTCAGACGTATCGTGCGGCTGCTGGAATAGGAGCAGGTATTGGAGGTTCCTACTCTGCCTCTGAACAATTTAGGACCACTGGAGAAGTAGACCCCGTAGAAACTGCTAAGATGGCAGGGGTAGGTGCGTTAGGTGGAGTTACAGTTAAGTTTGGTGTAGATAAAGTAACACAAAAGTTAGCCAATAGAACAATAAATAAAGTAGATAACGCCATAGCTAAAAAAGTAGATGAAGGAGAAACCGTAACGGAAGCTGATGTTCCTAAGATCATAGAGGACCTGGGGTTAAGTCAAGCTAAAGTAGATAGAGCAGCACAGGTAGCCAAAAGAAATCCATACGTTAAAGTAAAGCCAGACTCAGATGATGCTGTAAACACTGCTTTACGTAACGATGAATCAAAATTACGTCAGGTATCTAAGACAGCCGATAAAATTTTTGGTTCTTTAAAAACAAGAATTTACAACGTACACTCCGGTATTGCAGACAGGCTTGGTAGATTTGAAGCTACTGCTGCCATACGAACAAATGAAACTTTAAAATTAGTAGAGCCCTTTATGGCTGCAATGACTAGGTTACAACCAGCCATTAAGCAGGATATAGATCGTCTGTTGTTTAATGGAGAGTTTGACTTAGCTCGTAACCAGTTGAGTAGGGTTGCTCCAGAAGCTAATGAAGCCTTTGATGCTGTAGTTAAAGTTTTAAAAACAATTCAAGATGACTACGCTAAAATAGGAAGAGAGTTTGATGGTATAGAAAACTATCTGCCTAGGTCAATTAAAGACTACTCTAAAATTAGCAAGGGTCTTTACACTAACGAAGTAAGAAAATACGCTAAAATAAAGGGAGTAAGTCCCAGCGAGTTATCTAATGATACTACGGCTAAGATTGTTGAGAATGTTTTAAGTGGTAGAAAAGTTTTTGAGCATAAAGGTAAACCCGTGTTTGCGGCCAGCAGAAAAGACATAGGTGGTCCATCAGGAGGACGGAGAACTGTGGGTCAAATATCTCCCAATGACATGGATTTGTATAATCCTTCTGAGGTAGCACTTACGCAGTACATTAGAAATGCCATAAACGATATTGAAAAGAATAGGTTTTTCTATGGAGAACTAAAGAACACTGGGCGTGGTGCGGGTCACAATACTGATGAAGATTTAAGGGGCGGCATAGCTGACCTACTTGCACCGGAAATTCGTAACGGAACTTTAAAGGCTGAAAACCAAGATTTAATTCAGGAATTACTAGAGGCTCGTTTTGTTCATGGTGAAAAAACAGTTAGTAGTGCCATTAAAGTTTTAAGGGACCTAGGATATGGAGGAACTATTGCCAATCCTCTTTCGGCCATAACTCAGATAGGGGACTTGGGAAGTGCCGCTGCAATTAAGGGACCTGTAAATACTGCAATAGGACTTGCCCGATCTATAGTTGGAAAACAACGGATAACTTTAGATGACATTGGATTAGCAGAAGAAATATCCAGAGAGTTTTCTGACCCCAGTAAATTTGCCAGTGCTTTAAATGCAGGTTTAAAATACTCAGGGTTTAAAAGATTAGATCGCCTGGGTAAAGAAACTTTAATTAACGCTTCTCTAAGAAAAAACATGGGTTGGGCTAAGTCCGAAAAAGGAATAGCTAAACTTAGAGAAAAGTACGGACAGTTTTTTGGTGATGAATTTAATGATCTTGTTCTTGACTTAAAAAATAAACAGATAACTGACCATGTTAAAGTTATGGCATTTTCTGACCTTACGGAGTTTCAACCCGTAACTCTTAGCGAACTACCCGAAGCATACCTAAGAGGTCAAAAGACCAGACTGCTCTACATGCTCAAATCTTTTACCTTAAAACAGTACGATATTTTAAGAAGAGAAGTAGGTCAGAAGTTATTGACTAAGGGCAAACGAGTTGAGGGTGTTAAAAACTTAGCTGCTCTTACAACCTACCTTGCGGCTTCTAATGTTACTTCGTCTGTCATAAAGGATATCTTACAAGGCAAAGAGGTAGACGTAGAAAGTATTCCAGACAGGGCAATCTTTGGAGTCCTTGGAGTCTATGGAATAAACAAGTACTCTACTGAAAGATATTTTTCTCAGGGTAAAGTTGTAGAGGGCCTTGCTAACATCGTAGCTCCTCCGTCTAATTTAATTGAGTCTCTCTTTGAGCTTCCACAAGAGATGGCAAAGAAAAACCCTAACTACGAAGAGGCAATAGCACGTATGATTAAACCTCTTCCGATTGTAGGTAAGTTAGCATACCAGTGGATTTTTGGTGGCATGGAAAAAGATGCCGAAAAGAAATTTAAAGAAAACATGAGGGTAGATATAGATTAATGGCTGAAGAACCACTTCCCATATTTAAAAAACAAGCTGAAGAAATGCAAGGTATGTTTAGTAAAGCAGCTAATGTATCTCAGGATGTATGGGACAACATGTCTTTTTTAGATCGTATGGCTCTTCTCTCTGCTCCTCTGCCTGTAGTTGGAGATATAATAGGAGCAGCCGCTGATGCTGTAGCTATTTACAAAGAACCTTCAGTTACAAACATAGCTCTTGGGGCTGTTGGTTTGTTACCTTTTGTACCTGGAGCTAGTGTCACTAGAACTGCACAAAAAGCCTTTACTAATTTAAGAAACGATATTCCTGGTTTTTATGCGCCAGGAGGTGAGTTAGGACGGGTAGGTGCTTTTGGAAAAACTCTTCCAGAAGGACTTAGAAATCTAGCTCAAGCCAGGTATGGTCCTGAAAGCAGAGCTATTCAAAATGAATTTAATATTAGTGCAGCAGATCAAAGGGCAGCTAGAGAAGCCTTAAGAGTATCTGAAAAAGTAACTACTCAGTTAAAACCTTTAGAAAAACAAATAAAAACAATGAAGGAAACAGGCAAAGCGTACACAGGAAAATATAGAAAAGTTAAAAGTGGAAAAGACAAGGGTAAAACAATACCTGTAGAAACAAAAGAGTTTGAAAAGTTAACTAAAAACGCTCAACAATTAAGGTCTACCGCTAACGCTGCCGGTAAAAAAGCAATGGGGCAGCTTAATCAATCACGTTCTATGATTAACCAGTACGGAACTGACAAAGGTTTCTTAAAAAATATAGATGAGGTTGACCATGTTAAAACTTTTAAATCTTTTAATTCTAAAGATTACTTTGATACGGTAGAAGATTTAGTTCCTACTGGTATTGGAAGAGAAGGAGTTGAAGAGATTTTTAACAAGATAAAAACTCATCCAGACATAGGAATGAATCCTAAAAAAAATTATCAAATGAACATAAGAAAAGTTCACACGGGATCAGCAGGAGAGTTAGACCCTGGAATGTCAGCAAAAGTGTATGGTAATCTAAGTTTAAACAACATTAAAGAAAGAGTTTTTTCTGGTGGAAAAGGCTATAACTCCGACAAAACATTTTTAAATAAGTTAGAAAAAGCAGGAGTAAATGTTTTAAATCCAGATGCAGTCCTTAAAGGAAAACCTGCAATTATAACTGGATCGGGCAAATCAGATGCTTGGGAATTAGGCGGTGTAAATTACATGTCTGCTATAAATAAAAGAGGACAAGTAACTACAATTGTTAACGATGAACATGATTTAGGAAGGCTTCCAGAAAGAGTAAGAAAAATAACAGATGAAATAGGTAAGTTACCTGGAGCAGACAGATACATGAATGTTTCAGAACCTATTGTCTATGACTTAGTTAAGGGTAAAAAACTTACGGCTACTCAAGTTAGAGCTAAAAATAAATTTCAAAAGAAAAAACAACAGGCAGAGCAAAAGGCTATAGAAAATTATAAAAAGATTCCCGGTGTAAATCTTTCAGGAAAGATACCCGCTGGTTTTAAAACAAGAGAACAGTGGGGAAGAGCCCAAGCAGTCGCTAACTTACAACCAACCGCTAGAGATTTTGGTGGGTTATTTAAAGAAGCTGTTATTTTTGGACCGTCAAGAGTAGGAAGACCTTTAACAAGAGAAGAAGAGGGGCAGCAGTAATGGCTTCGATACCTAATGATCCCGGCAAGTGGTCCAGAGCTAAGGCCAAAGCCAAGAAGAAATTTAAAGTGTACCCCAGTGCCTATGCTAACGCTTGGGCTGCTAAGGAATACAAAAGAATGGGGGGAACCTGGAGAGGGACGGACAATAGAGTTAAGAAGAAAAAGAAGAGGAAAGCATAATGGCTAAAGGTGTAAAGCATTACTTCAAAGACGGGACTGAACACAAGGGCGGGATGCACAAGATGCCCAACGGTCAGCTACACTCAGGTAAAACTCACGGCAAGACTAGCAAACGTTTGTACCACTTTGGAGACCTATCAAAGACGGCCAAGGTAAAGGCAAAGAAACGTGGCTAAGAAGGGTGGTCTTGGTAAGTGGTTTGACGAAGAGTGGGTTGACGTCAAGACTGGCAAACCTTGTGGACGTAGCGGTAAGAACGACAAGAGAGCGTACCCTGCTTGCCGTCCTAAGGCCGTAGCGTCCCGTGTGTCCAAGTCAGAGGCACGTAAAAAGACTGGTCCATCTAAAGTTAAGTGGTCAGTAACTGCATCAGGAAAGAAAAGAAAGGCATAATGAAACAGAAAATTATCAAACTTATCTGCTTTGTGTTTGGTCATAAGAATCCAGGAAGCAACGAAAGCAGGTTTATCTGCTCCCGTTGCGGCCTAGACGTTGTTAGGAGTCGTTAGATTTTCCAGAGAGATACTTAGGAATATTTTTATTCTTACCTTCTGCCCAATTCCTAAAGTGAACCGTGTGTCTCCACCAGCATCTCAAGCCCCACCTAAACCAGTACTTAATTCTCTTTAACCGCATTCTTTTGTACCAGTCTCGGGGTCAATGTAACAGGCGGCACCTTCTGTCTGTGGTTCATCGGCCACATTAAGAATACCATAGCGTTTACCTGCCAGTCTAAAGGTAGTCACACCCTTTAGCTTACCCTTCCATCCCTTCATGTACACATCCTTAAACTCATCAAAGGTTACTGCGTCCCCTACGTTGATAGTCTTGGAACACGCACTGTCTACGAAGGGCTGCACTGCGATCTGAATGGCAAGGTGGTCGTCTACTGACAGGTCGTTGGCTACCTCACCCTGTAGATTATACTTGTCATGTACGTAGTCCTTCATCTTCATAATGACGGGACCTTCTGGTAACTGTACAGTCCTGTCGTACTCCAAGGCAAACACAGGTTCAATCCCGCTGCTTACGTTGTCGGCGGTAAAGCTGATGGTTCCTGTGGGTGCTATGGAAATCAAGTGACTGTTTCTCATGCCCTGCTTCTTAATCTTTGCCTTTAGTTCTTCAGGAAACTTAGATACAAAACCACTCTCCAAATACCCCGTCTCCTTGAACTTAGGGAATGATCCCTTCTCCACTGCAAGGTCTGAGCTTGCCTCGTAACAGGCATGGGTCAGCGTCTTCATAATCTTCTTGGTAAACTTAACGGACTCAGGAGAGCCATAGGAGAGGTCCATAAGAGTGAAGGCGTTGGCTAGGCCAGTGATCCCTATGCCTATCCTACGGGTCCTCTGATGCTCCTTACGCTGCTCCTCAAGGGGGTACTGTGTACGATCAATGACGTTATCCATAGCACGTACAACATGGGGAACATCTGCATTGAACTGTTCGTAGTCAAACTCAAAGTCGGGAGTGATGTACCGTGGAAGATTAAAGGACCCCAGAAGACAGGCACCAAAGGGAGGTAGAGGTTGTTCACCACAGGGGTTAGTGGCATCAATGTCCTCACAGTACCATAGAGGATTGTCCTCATTAACACGGTCAATGAAGATGACCCCTGGCTCTGCCCAGTCCCAGTTGTTACGCATGATCTCGTCCCACAACATACGGGCGTTGATTGTGTTGTAGACCTTACCACTAAACTTAAGGTCAAAGTCTCCGTCCTTCTCTACTGCTCTCATAAACTCATCGGTAACACCTACGGAGATGTTGAAGTTGGTCAAGTCCTTGTCGTTCTTCTTTGCTCGAATGAACTCCTCAATATCAGGGTGGTCCACTCGAAGCACTGCCATCATAGCCCCTCGTCTATGTCCCGCTGAGACAATCGTTCGGCAGACTGCATCAAAGATGTGCATAAAAGATACAGGCCCACTAGCGGAACTGTCAAGAGAAACAATACGATCACCGCTAGGGCGAATAAGACTGAAATCATAGCCAATCCCGCCTCCTCTACGCATCGTCTCAGCAGCTTCACTGGCTCTTTGCATGATCGAGTCCATAGAGTCTTCAATAGACCCACTAACAAAACAATTGAGTGCTGTAACATTCCTAGGACTTCCCATTGCGGACTGGACTCTCCCCGCAGGAAGGAACCGCATGTCCATAGTAATTTCTTTATACGATTTACGATGTTCTTCATCATCTGACATTGCTCCCGCTTGTCTACTGATGGCCTCCTCAAAGCTCTCATTAGCCAACCGATACTTCATGGCATGGAGGTCATCGCAAGGTTTAACTTGTGGTCCTACTGAGTTTCTTCCGTACATATTTAGTTTCCTTAGTGATGGGTTATGGCATGTTCCTCAGGGAAATCAGGACCCTGAGTAAACCTTATAAACATTTCTTCCAGTGCAAGAGCTATAAAAAAAGAAGTCTTTCTGTTATTAAGTTTTGATAAGTCTTTTAACCAAGAATAAAACTCAGGAGGTAACTCTTCCTCATCTACTAACTCAGCAAAATACTGTTCTTCTAAATCCATATCCATGTGCGCTACCTTTCAGGGGTAAACTCAATAACATTTTCAGTACTGGACATTTCTTCTGCTAGAGCAGCATACCCTGCTATGTCCACAAAGCTATCCGAAGTATGCTTATGAACTAACCTAGCTACCTTAAGAAGTATCATCATAACTGCAACGTCCTCTGGTTTTAGTCCGTACTCTTCGTCTAGGTATGTGTTCCATAGAGCAGCAATACGTTTGTGATTGTCGTAAGCATCTCCATAGTCGTTGGCACGTTGGCCATTTAAGATAGTCTGAGCTTCTCTAAGAACTTCATTCCTATTCATTATTATACTCCTCTTCATCTTGAATGTCAACATCAAACTCTCGTCGCAGGTTATCCATAGTGTCCTCAACTATGTCCTCAAATCTCTCAAGGATATCTTCACTGGTAATGTCCAGAAAGTCACAAAGAAATTCAGGATCAGTAATAGCTGCAAGTCTCCGAATGAACTGTTCATTTGATAAAGGCATCGGTAATGTCCTCCAATGTGTACCACTTGAACCCTTCCTTATCACACCATTCTGACATATTCATTTTACTTCCCTTCCTTAGTTTTTTGTTTGGGTTATACAGAAGAAAAACTAACTGTCTTTTCTTTGGTAGACTGTCCCGTATTGCTTTGTACTTCTGTGTGTCACCGACTCTGAAGTATCCCTTAGCCTCCACAAGAATATCTATTTTGTTCTTATCGTTTCTCCCTACAAAGTCAGGGATGTAATTCTTGTGGATGACATAAGGGACCTTCTCTGATTCATACTTACAGTACTTCTTCAGTAAGAGACCTGCTGTCTCCTCGAACTTATTCCGATACTTTGGAGGCACTCTTCTTTACCTTGGTTTCTTTTGTAAGGGCCTGGGTCATACCTCCTGTCTGAGCCACAAAGGGTGTTCCGTGTAGGGTCCACCCGTCATTAAGTAACTCAGTTACCTGTTGCTCGAAACGGTCATGGCGTGGGGTGTTGATAACTTTAAATTCAATCATTGTATTCTCCTATTCATCTAGGTTAATTTCAGGATAAGGTTTACCCTGACGGTTCTTAGGGACGTTTACTACGGTAGTTAAAAACTTTGGACCTGAGCCAGTGTGAAATGCGCGGACTTCTGGATAACAAAACTTTTTGTACTGGCAATAAGAGCAGGTAGTACACAGTTTTAAGTTGCCTGACTTCCCATCCTCTTCGGGAGAATAGCATCTTGAAGGTCGGTCTTCCTGCTTTACAGACTTTTTTACATGCTCAATCCTTTCCTCAATATCCCCTGAGAAATGCTCGTACATAGGATCACTTGTGTTGTCCAAGTCATACTCAAGAACAGCCAGCTTACCGCTGTCTCTGTCCATAGCAAGCCATGCCCACTTACGATCTCCCTCCGCATGGGCGTATGCTTTGATCTGATCGACATAACCAAAGTCATCTTTTGCGGCTAGGGTTCTATCGTTAAACTTCATTAAACCAAACTTAGTAGTGGACTTAACATCAACCACAGTGCCATCAATCTTACAGTCCATGTGACCCCTGACTCCACCAACGGACACTTCCTTCTGTTCATCCGTTACCTTGTGTCCGGTGAGACGGACAAGAAGCAGGATCATCTCCTCAATCATGTGACCATACATAAACTTGATAAGAGTGTGGGGTTGGATACGCTCACCCCTGTAGCCGTTGTAGGAGAACCATTGGATAAGATCATTTTTACCCACTGAGGAAAGGCGTAGTTTCCTACCGTCCCTACGTCCACCTGGAAGGAACTCCTTACGCATGATTTCCTTCATGGCCTCTCCGAATTTGTCTATTTCCTCCTCAACGTCCACACCATCGCCAGTGTTTCTGTTGACCATGAGGGTATAGATGTCTTCGACTAGGGTATCCATGTTCTTTTCCATTATACTCTCCTATATTCTGGGATCGTCCCAGAAATTAGTGGGTCTCTGCCCACGATTGTCCCACCTTGTACTCTCCGTCCAGTGGGCATTTAAGCGACATCCGATCTCCAGCAGCCTTGATACACTCTACGGCCAGCCAGCCTAGCTTCTCTGCTTGGTCCTCTTTGACCTCCACTTGAAACTCATCGTGAATATTACCTACAAACTTGTACTCTATATTATGTATTGTAGCATACTCATCAAGTATCGTCAAGGACTTCTTCATTATTATTGCACCTGCTGACTGTAGAAGTGTATTCAAGGCGGCGTGTTCACTCCGCAGTACTAGTTTTCTTCCGTCGAGTCCTTTGAGGTATCCTCTCCGCGCAGATCGTGAAACCCTTTCGCGTAAATCTCGAAGAGACGGTGTGTTAGAGAGAAACTTCTCCTTAAGTTTTGCTCCGTCTCGCTTAGAACCTCCAACAATAGTTCCGATTTTGGCGTCTCCTGCGCCGTAGAGGAAAGCATAGATAAAAGTTTTAGCGAGGTCTCTTGTTGCAAGTCCAGCAGCTTTTTGATTGGCTGTATGGACATCTCCATTTGTGACTTCATTTGTGTACTCCTTATCATTCATGTAGTGGGCTAACATTCTCAACTCCAGGCCAGCGGCATCAATACCCACAAGCCTGTAACCTTTTGGTACTGTCCAACACTCACGGCATTCAGTACCGTATGGAGAGTAAGAGGCGGGGACCTGTGCCATGTTGGGGCTGCTGTGTGTCATACGCCCCGTCACTGCACCGATAGGGTTGACCCTACCGTGGACCCTACCATCCTCCTCTACCGCTTCTATCCATGACTGTACCTGTGCCGTTCTCTTCTGTATCAGTAGATACTCTGCGATTAGCTTGGCCTCAGGTATATCAACCCTGGATAAAACTCCTTCGTCTACGATGGCCTGTCCCTTCTCAGTAAACAACTTAGGCTTCCACCCAAAGAACTGTAGGTGACGGGCTATCTGTTGTCTTGACCCTAGATTAAATTCGGGAAAAGAAACTCTACTAAATGGACCAGCCACATCAGTATGCCGATCCCCAAGAAACTTAAGCCCAACCACACTAAGGCTTCCGTCCTTGTTATATTTGGGAGTGACCTCCTTATCGAAGACCGCAAGAGGCGTGAACCTTTTATGAACCTCCCTCTCCACTTCCATGCTTCGCTGCTTAAGTTTTGCCTGTATATCAAACGCTCGTTCAACATCTAGTTCCCATCCATTGTTCTCCTGCTTAGTTATAATACGTTGCACTTCATGTTCTAGTTCTATGGACTCTCCCTGAAACTCCTCCAGCTTTTCAGTTAGTTCAGTGTACAGCTTGGCAGTAACGTCCAAGTCTCTCTCGCAGTACTCAATCATCTCATCCGACAGGGTAGACCAGTCGTCGTGATCTCCCTTCCGAAACCCTAGTCTCTCCCCCCATGCCCTGAGTGAATGTCCTCCCTCCATCTGAGGGTTGTACAGTCGGGACAAAACAAGGGTATCAACTACGTTAGGCAGTGTAATTCCCAACAGGTCGTTCATTACAGGACTGTCAAACCCAATAATGTTATGACCAACCACAGTAGAATATCCATTGATGTACTCCTGTATCTCTGTTGCGTCACTAAACGAAGGCGTAAGGAAACTCTTCTTGATCTTCGTCTCTAGGTCCATCGTTCCTATCATCCATATCCGCTCTATCGAAGAGGTCTGGCTGTTTTGTAAAGCGGTGGTTTCTATATCTAAGATAAGCGTCTGGGTCATTGATTAAAGTCTCACCTCTGTTTAGAGCTTTGTGTTCTAGAGCGTGACAGTTCATACATAAGATAGCACACTTATCAGCTTCCTTCAAGACATTAGTTAAATATTTAGCTCTCCATTTTCTTACATCCAAACCAAACTCTTTATCTTCGGGATTAAGATGATGAAAACAAAGTATGTCCGAAGGCCAGTGATCTTTACACAACTCACACGTACCTCCTGTCTTTCTTAAAATATAAGAGTCCCTTCTTGATCTCAGCCTTGAATGATGTTTTCTATCATAAGGATTTCTAGCAGGTACTTTAGGCATTGTCCTTCTCCCAGCAATCTTTACTGCACCAGAACTGCATAGGTACTGCCTTGGCTACCTCAGGGGTCTCATGGACAGAGCCACAGTAGTTACACTTGAACATCCCAACGGGAACATCCTGGTCCATTGTCCCTGCTATCCCCACCCCCTCTTCTTTAGAACTCTTCATGGGCCACCTCCTGTACCTCAGGTGCCACACCCGCTACCATACGGGAGGTATCGTCCTCATAGTACAGCCATCCAGCGTGTCCCGTGCGTCCCGTGCGGCGGCACTTCACTAGCTGCACCTTGGTACAGTTCCTAGCGTAGTCGTCCTCCGACATCTTGTCCCTGCTCAGGAGTATGGTATTGAATGCGATCTGATTGATCGAACCGGACCCCTTCATGTCGTACTCGTTGACATCGTGAGGGTCCTTAACGCTGGGCTTGCGTAGGTGTGACACGATGATGATGGCCGCATTGGTTTCCTTGGCCAGCTTCAGGCACCTGTCCATAAAGGAGTCGATCATCCCGTTCTCATTGGACTGCACTGCCGCCTGTAGTGGATCAAGAATCAACACTTCACAGTCCATACCCTTGATTAGATACCTCATACGAGAGAACAAGTCCTCGATGTCTGAGGCTCCGGCATGGTCGTCAAGGTGTATCCTGTCGGTCTCCTGTAGTTCCTCATAGTGAGGGCGGTACGAACTGTAGTCCCGCTCCTCCTCAGGTATCACCTTGATATTGGTGCCACCCACTACACCCACTACGTTCTCCGTAATCTCACCTATGGATGCCTCAAGGAACACCGCTCCGATCCTACGGTTGGTCTCCTTGTACATACCATAGAGTAGGTTGGTGACGAAGGTAGTCTTACCTACGGAGGTCAAGGCACCTATCACCGTGACCTCACCAGCGGCCATGCCACCGTTCATCATCTTGTTGAGAGTACCGAAGGTGGAAGGGAAGGGTATGATCTCTGCCTTGCCACGGGTGACAAAAGCATCCCAACATACCTCGTCGGACAGCGAGACCACTCCTGCTGGCTTGTATTCCTTAGCGTCCCACCAGCACTTGACGAACTCCTGCACCCTCCCTGCCGTCAGCATATCGGCGGCGTCCTTCATGGGCAGACGTACTACCTTAGCCTTGTTGGGAGAGAACAGAGAGACCACCTCATCAGCGGCCTTCTGTCCAGCGGCATCGTTGTCAAAACAGATGACCACCTTATCGAATGTCTCCAGCCACTCAAGGTTCTCCTTGATGTCTTTGGATGCGGAGGAGGCACCCCGTTTGATGCTGACCACGGGCCACTTGCCGTCGAACATCTCGGCCACGGCGAGAGCATCTAGTTCCCCCTCCGTGACCGTGATGAACTTACCACCGCTGGCCCAGTGGCTCATACCAAACAAGCCAGTGTTTTCCAGTGTTCCGGTGGTATAAAAATCTTTTGCATTTACATTACGGACCTTGGTTCCCACTAGGTTGCCAGTGTCCTTGTCATAGTAGGGGTAGTGATGCTTGTCGTCCTCAAGAGTTACCCCAAACTTCTCGACTATTCGTTGAGATATATTTCTATCCTTGATGGGTCCTGATGTGCCGGACATTTCCAATCCTCTCGTTTTCTGGGACCGTCCCAGGTTTTCAGTGGGAGGGGGAGTTGCACCCCCGTCCCTCTCAATATGACCGCACTTAAAGCAGTACCCATGCCCGTCATCGTAGACTGCGAGGTTATCCCCCGTCTTATCTTCTCCGTTACTACGACAGGAGGGGCAGGGTGCCTTGCTTATGAAGTTAGACTGGAGCATTAAAAGTCCTCGTCGTCTGCACCGTCACCACCCTCTGCCATCTCCAGTACCTTGATCTTCTTGAAGTACGGAGCAACACCGTGAGTAGGGTGTGGTTTGCTGGGTTCCCACATTACCCGCACCCTAGAACCATATGGGATGAACTTGGCAATGGACTCACCGTCAGCGTCAAGGACGGAGAAGCCAGGGAACTTGGTTACAAACTTGCGCTGGGGCTGGTTCTTGTACTCCTTCAGCTTCACCCCTGTCTCGGCCAGCTTCGCCGCCTCGTCAGGTTCCAGAGTGAGGACGATGGAATACTTGCCCGTGTCCTGTCCATTGTAACGCTCAGTCTCAGCGAGGTTTGAAAATGCAACTGTACCTTCGGTAATCATAGATAGTTCTCCTTTAGTTGATTAGAGGTGGGCATTGAATAGCGAACATAACGTCTCCCCGTGGGGTCTACCTTCCGTTGTCGGGTAATGACTATCCCCATTTCTTCAAGGTCACTGATCCTACGAGGTAGACTGGCGATCCGATAGAGATCACGGGCCTCGTAGTTAGAGATCGAACGACCACCCTGAAAATGATCCATTAAAAGTTTAGTCTGTGCTTTCATCTTAACTCCTTCTGTCTGATTGGTTATGCTAATATACTACCATGCGTAGGCCTAGGTGTCAAGTCTACAGGTTTACCGTCTTTCCCATAGGCTTGGTCGTACTCTGGAGAGGACGCTATTTGTTCAAAGGGTAGCACCTCTCGCTTGTATGTGTCGCCATACTCCCAGCGACCATAGGTCATGGGTGACTTAGCGGCAGTAAACCAACGTGCATACATATTCTTCTCCTCATTCTTTGGTAGTTGATAAGTCTTGAGAACACGTATCTCAAAATCCTTGAACCTAAATATGGCGTAGGGATTGTCTACGTCTCTCGTCTTTCCCATTGGATTCTTAGCCATTAGTCTGTACCTCCTATCTTTAGTTGATGATCCGTTAATTCTTCGAGCCTCTCGAATACACTCTTTCGGAGCCTCACGTTTATCTTGTGACCTTCGGAACCCCCAGGCCAGTACTCAAGATAGACCCACTTCCTTCCCCTCTTCTTGACGTTGACTATCCTGTAGCCAGAGCCTATCCGTGGTGCCTCATCAGCAAACCATATAGCTTTACGAGTCATGCTCACCTCTCATGTATTCCTTGATCTCCTTATCCGCATCAGTAGCAGACAGGGTACGCTTGCGGGACCTGAAGGCTTTGGGGTGATAGTACTTATCCATCACAACCTTCTCTGGATTCCTCCGATTCTTTGGAGAAGACCGCCTCTTGTTCTTGGTAGACATAACCTTCCTTCCTTTTTTATGGGACCATCCCAGATATTCTTAAGGTTGAGAGTGTCACCCCTGTACGGCCTCCACACAAGGTAGAGAGGTAAGGCCTTTGTGCTATGAGGTCTCGCTCACCTAGTGCTAGGTTCCCCCCATGACACTCTCAGTCTTAAGAATACCTAGGAAATAACTTTAATGAATATATAAAGGATTAATTCCCTAGGCTTCTTAAGTATTCTATAGATCATTCTCCTCATTGTCAAGCGGAATCTTTGAGATAATATTAACATCGTCTATGTACTCAAAGTCCTCCGCTACCGCCTCACCTATTGAACCCATGCACTTTCCGCATGTGTCAAGAGGTAAACCTGTGAACAGATCACGCTTAAGTAATTCTCCGTCCTTTAGTTTAGCGTCACAAATTTTACATCTCATTTTCTTTTCCTTTACTTGTCTTTTACTTACCTTAAAATCTCGCTGATATATAGATCAGGGTCCAGGTCACGATAAAATATACCCAGTGATCCGACAAAACTAATCTAATTTTCTCCCACATATCAAGCACCCCATGTACCAGTTGCAACATAATGCTTATACTTCTTGTCTTTCTCAGTGGGATTCCACCACCAATCCGGCATGACATTGTACCTGCACTCCATCGCCCAGCACCTCTCGTCGTACCCCATGCGTCTAACCGCACTCATGCACTGGTCCACTAGTTTCTGTCTGCTATATGCCATAGAGTTCGTCCTCCGGGTCCATCAATAATTCAGGGTGATAATTTACCATGTAATTTCCACCCATGTCAAGTGCCACAAAGTAACTACGTTCTGATCCGTTTTTGTTTGAGTATTTCTCCTCGGTTTTATAGTACCTGTTCTTCTTTGGCGGGATGGTGTACCCTGCTAAACGTAACGCCTTGATAATCTCTTGCGTCTCCGTTTTTGTCCATATGCGTGTTGTCATTTTACTGTTACCTTTGCTTGAGTTTCAATCCATACTTTGGCACCGCAGGACAGCGGCTTGTCTGGACTATACACTATTTTACAGGGACCGTCAACCTCTACTGTGTGGCCGTAGTCGTTTGACTTGTACGTCTTGACCGTGATCACTGGGTTACGCTCTCCAGACTTAGCGTTTGCCTTGATAACGTGTTGATTAATGTGTATTATTTTTTTCATTTGATTATCACCTCTATAAAAAAGATTACCGCCGCAAGTGCCATCGCTAGTGCGACGACATCCACCATACCAAATTTCTTGTCCATTGTCTAGCTCCTTTTTTACCTTGCTTCTGTTCATCTTTTAGTCGTAACAATTCGATAGCCTCGTCATATGATCTCGCGGTTTTAGTCATGGTTTTACCTCCAATTTTCTGGGACGGTCCCAGGTTTAGTGTTTCTTGTACGATACGTTTTTGACGGACGGACTCCAACATGCCCTACAATCCCCACAATTATTCCCGCGAGTGTAGGCTAGGCATTCCTGGCCTATGGGTTGCCCGTGTTTGTCAAATACCGTGCTAGTGTTGTCAGCATTAGGGGCACGACCATTGACCTTGCTCCCCGATAGACGGATCACTAGGTTGTCCGGTGTATTTACGCCACGTATGATGTCTCGTTCCTGCGTAGGTAGCCAATGTTTCACGTTCGGGGTGCGTTTGCACACCTCAATAATACTATCCAACATGGTCCGTGATTGCAGGTCCCCACTATCAAACCATCTATGATATTTGGTCCCCGATCTATTGATTTGAAAAACCATTGCTTCAATCCAGGTTTGTTGGCTAGCATTTTGCCACTTCTCCAGGTTAGACTTGTATCCCTGGTTCACGCTAGGGCGTAGCTTTTGTAGCTTCCGGGCATAGCAGGATGCACAAGGTGTACCCTTGATTTCTGCTAACTTGCTCCCCGTCTTACAGGCGAAAGCATCTATAGCGTATGATGTCCCTGGCATCTTGCTGTTGCCTTTGGATATCTTACCAGATTGTATTGCTTCTTTAACTAACATCACTTGTTCTCCTTTAAAAACCATAAACAATAAAAAAACATAACTACACTTGAAATAAAAAATAACCATAACATAAACATCACCTGTCTCCTTTAGTGTGTCCTATCATACCCCCTGGCCATTGTCAAACCAGGGGATATTGTAGGAAACACTAGCGGCGGAATGCCTCAGGAATTTCAAGAGGGTTGGGGTCCGCTATTTCCGCGAGTGCTTTTGATGCAATCTTCTTGGGATCTAATCCGTTCTGTTGAGCCTCGGCAAGCAATGCAGCGATTACCGCTACATAGTCTACATCTTCCAGGGGTTTTGTTTCCGTTTCCTCGGTTGCTTCCTCGGTTGCTTCCTCGGTTGCTTCCTCGGTTACTTCCTCAGCTTCCTCGGCCACCTCCTCGGTTGCTTCCTCGGCCTTCTGAGCCTTCTGGATAGCCTTCCGAATTGCGCTCAGTTTGCGCCATCCGTTCGCCAGGGCTTCATCTACTACAGGATCAAAATTCTCCTTCACAAATTTGCAATCCCTGGCAAACTCAGAACGCTGCTCCGGCGTGAGAAATACGAACATGTCCGTGAGAACTCCGCTATTCTCCACCATCTTTTTAGTGAGGGACTTTTCCGGCCATGCTCCGCCGGTCTCCGCCTGGATGATTTCAAACATGGGCAGGTAATGCTCCATGACCAAGTTCTCAGCGTGTTTAGCATCCGAATGAACCGCTTGGCGTAAAGCTTTATTGATGTTTTCAACGTTATGCATTGCTCTATATCCTTTTGACTGATTAATGGTGATGACAATAGACATCAATTCTCAGATATTGTCTAGAATTATTTTATGGGATCATCCCATATTTTTCATTTGAGGCCATAAGTGTTGCATAAGTACCACACTGGTATAACTGGCATGAATTGTGCTTAATGCAATAAGTGTGCCAATTGAATTCCTGGGATGTCCCAGGAAATACCTGACAACCACACTCAGGTATTCTTTTTTTCTCATTTCCACAGGAATTCTCAGGTAGTCTCAGGAAAACCACACGCCCAGTGGGGTCATTTGTGGGCCTGAGGAGGCACGGGGAGGGGCCCATAGCCAACCCAGCATTCCTGTTCTACCCTCATGCCCACATGGGAAGCAATTTGGACCACCTAAGAATTACATAAATAACTAAACCATAGTAAAATAACTCTTGACTTTTCAGGACAGGC